CAACAATCACCATCAACAACTATAGCATTGGTCAGAATCTTGCTTATGAGATCCCTGCTCCAAGCACCATTACCTTGACAATCAGCAAAGGTAAGTATTTCGGTGTAAACGTTAACAACGTTCTCGAGTTACAAGCTAAGCCAAAATTGATGGATGTTTTCACCAATGACGCTGCAATGCAAATGAAGATCGCTGTTGATACCGATGTATTACTCGGCACTTTCAACCAAGGCGCAGCTTACAACCAAGGTTCAAACGCTGGTAAGATCTCTGGCTCTTTCAGCCTAGGTACTGACACCACTCCTATTACCTTGACAGCACTTAACATCCTCCAAAGCATCACAGCTTTGTCAAGCGTTTTGGATGAGGCAAACGTTCCTGAGACTGACCGTTGGCTCGTTATTGGCCCAACAGAGCGTCAGATCTTGATGCAATCTAACCTTGCTCAAGCTCAGTTCATGGGTGACCCATCTTCAATCCTCCGTAACGGTAAGATTGGTATGATCGATCGCTTCACTGTATATGTTTCCAACTTGCTCCCACGTGCAGCAGCTGGTCAAAGCTATACCGGAACTGTTGTAGCTGGTGCTGCTAAGCGTCACGCAATTATGGCTGGTCACAAATCTGCCATTACCTTCGCATCACAAATTGCTAAGGTTGAGAGCTTACAGAACCCCAACGACTTCGGCACTTTGATCCGTGGCTTAAATGTCTACGGCTACAAAGTTGTTCAAGCCGATGGTTTGGCACTCTTGCAAGCAGCAGGTTAATAGCTGATGATAGGTGGGTGGGGATGTCCCCACCCCCAATTCGATTTTTAAGGAGTATCAAATGGCTGTTATCGATGATTTAGTTGCTAGTGGGTTTTCAATTCCACAAGCTCAAACAATAGTTAATGTTGACGCCGGTACTGCTACTGCTGTAGATTTAGTTGTAGCTGGTTTTTCTTCAACACAAGCTTCGGATATTGTGGCTTTGAACGCAGGTAGTATTAATTCAAACCAGTTAGTAGTTGATGGTTTGTGGTTCGGAACTCAAGTTCCAGCAATTGTAGCTGCATTAGCAGTAACACCGTAATAAAACCGAGGGGCTTCGGCCCCTTTCTAATATAATTGGGATATGGGAACAATAACCGCACAATCCATAATTAATAAAGCAGCGATTCAGTTAACTGACATCGGCAATACCCGTTGGACTCGTGCTGAGTTGCTAGACTGGCTTAATCAAGGGCAGAAGCAAATTGTTGTTATGTCTCCTAGCGCTACCAATAAGGTTAGCGTAATTCAGTTAGTTGCCGGTACTAGACAGAGTATTCCATCAGACGGATGGACTTTATTAGAACTTATTCGTTATATGGGCACGGATGGTACAAAACCAGGACGTGCAATTCGTATAACTTCTAGGGAGCTTATTGACTCTTTTAGCCCCAACTGGCACGCAGATGCAAAATCTGCGGTTCCAAAGCATTACATTTTTGATCAGCAAGATCAAACTGTTTTTTATGTATACCCACCTAATAATGGGCAGGGATACGTACAAATTAATTACGCACCAGTACCCCCGATGATTACTTCGGAAAGTACTGTAATTTCTATCAGTGATACTTTTGAGCCTGTGTTATTAGATTACATTCTTTACAGAGCTTGCAGCAAAGACGCAGAGTATGCACCAGGGCTACAACTTGCAGCTGGTTACCTACAAACGTTTATGGCTGCTATGCAGATTAAGCAGTCTTCTGAGCTGTCTAATAGCCCAAATCAAAACTTTACTGCAAAAGACCCCAATAAACCAGGATCTGAGTCATGACCCAGGCATACGGTTTTTCCGTTTCTTACGATCAGTTTTTGCCTCGAGTACTGCAGTATGTACCTGATGCATCTGAATTTATTGCTGTTGACGCTATTAAACAGGCTTGTATTGAGTTCTGCGAAAGAACTTATTTCTGGCAGTATGAAGCTCCGGCTATTAATGTGGTAAATGGGCAATCTCAGTACATTATTGATACGCCGGCAGATACTAAGCTGGTAGGTCCAGTTCAAGCGTACTTCAATACTTTGCTGCTTATCCCCAAAAGCCCTGATGAACTAGCCGATATTTACCGCATGGGTGCATGGGATCAGTTAGAAGGTTCACCCCAGTACATCACCAGAATTATTAAGCCAGAGGTTACTTTGGTACCTATTCCTTATGTAACTCAGCCAGCTTCGCTGTATGTAAGAACTGCCCTAGCCCCAACTCAAGACTCTACAGAGATTGATTCTGAGATATATGAGCAGTGGGCGGAGGCTATTGCTTGGGGCGCTAGAGCTCGTTTATTGGCCCAGCCACGGCAGGATTACACCGATAAATCAGGGGCTATTGAAGCGGCTAAGATGTTTAACTACCATATCAACAGAGCTAGAATCCAGATGAACAAAGGATTAACCCGTGGCTCAACAAGAACCGAATTCCAGAGGTGGGTATGAGCACTATAAAAATTGTACAAAACGACAATCTACCAGAGGTAACGCTAACCCTTACCGACCGGCAAACTGGGGATCCTATTGATCTTTCAGCGGCTACGACTACAGTAGTTGTTAAGTTTCGTGCCCTTAACGGTACTACGGTTTTGTCCACACTAACTTGTTCTAAAGTGGACCCAGTTAATGGAGTTGTTAGGTTTGGTTTTCCAGGAACTACGCTAGATGTACCGGCAGGACAGTATCAAGGTGAAATTGAGATGAGCTTTAACGGCCAGATTTTGACGGCTTTTGATTTACTTAACTTTACTTTACGCGCTGATTTCTAATGGCATTTAATTGTCTTAATCCTGATCGAGCGGTAAAAGTCGAGGTTTCTTATGTACAACCTACTTTTAGCGTCAGTTATTTAGACGTAAATATCTGTGCGGCTGTAACTTTCCCTGATATTTTAGGGGTAGAGGTAATAACCCCAACAGATGGAATTAGCTTAACGCCAATAAAGAATTTAGCAGATGCACTAGACGCCCCTGTAGATGTAGTAACTTATGCAGTTGGCAAAGCAATAGCAGAATCGGTAACTTTAGTCGAAGCAGTCCAAGTATTTAAAGTATACATACGTAACTTTACTGACGTACTTAATGCTCCTGATGCAGCTGTTTTAACTATTCAACCATCAGCACAGCAGGATTTAGCGACAGTTTCTGACTCTGATGCTTTAGATGTAACTAAAAACTTGTCTGAAAGCATAGGCCTTCAAGACATGATGGATGGAAATATTCAGTACTTACTTATTAAGGTACTAAACGAGGCATTAGCGGTATCTGATACGCAAACAGTTGTTTTTGCGGCAAATAAGTCGGATAATGCGGTATTATCTAGTAGTGGCAGTTTGCTCATGCAAGACTACTGCGATATAACCTATTTTTTAGAAGATTATGTGGGGCAAACCCGCACATTTACGTAAGGAGCTGTAATGAATGCAACTGAAAACTTAAAAGCCTCCGGCTCCTTGCGAGTCGTTGTTACCGGTGCCGATGGCAAGGTAAAAGAGGAACACGATTTTAGAAACCTAGTTGTTACCGTCGGTAAGAACTTTGTCGCTTCTCGCATGGTTGGCGCTACTGCTAACGTCATGAGTCATATGGCTGTTGGAGCAGGAACAACACCTGCAGCACCTGGAGATACTACTCTTGGATCTGAATTAGGTCGTGTAGCTTTGGCTACTTCAACAGCAACTACTAACGTGGTATCTTACACTGCGACTTTCCCAGCAGGTACAGGTACTGGTGCTGTTACTGAAGCAGGTATTTTTAATGCCTCTTCTGCCGGAACTATGCTTTGCCGTACAGTATTTTCTGTAGTAAATAAAGGTGTAGATGACGCCTTAAGTGTCACCTGGACCATTACAATATCGTAAGCAATAAACGGATAAAGGGGTAGATTTTGACTACCATTGTTACTCGTGCTGGTAAAGGATCGCCGTTAACTAATAACGAGGTCGATACCAACTTTACAAATCTTAACTCGGCTAAGATAGAAACTCTTACGTCTAATAATGGCTCTATTGTCATTACGGGTACGGGGTCAACTCGTGATTTAAGTATTACTGGCAGCACTGCAGGTGGTGGCGGTGCGTCTGTTTCGTATTACCTAAACGGTAGCGTAAATCAGGGTACTATACTCGGCAATACTTATTACGAAATGAGTAAATCGCCTATATTTGGAGCCGGTACAGATTTTACTATTGCTGCTGATGGATATATTGCTCAGTTTATTACCGACGCTGCTGATCCATCTTTATTAGCAATTCCAGCAGGTAACTGGAACTTTGAGATGTACTTTAGCGCTTCTTCAGGCGGTGGTACACCTAGTTTTTATGTAGAGTTATATAAATATGATGGTACGGCGTTTACTTTAATTGCAAGTGGTTCAACAAACCCTGCAAGTATTGTTTCTGGTACAGCAACCAATTTATATCTAACTTCTTTGGGTATACCCCAGACTACTTTAGCTATAACCGACCGTTTAGCCCTAAGAGTCTATGTAACTCATAGTGGTAGAACAATTACTTTACACACAGAAAATAGTAATTTATGTCAGATTATTACTACATTTTCTACCGGCCTTAATGCTTTAAACGGCTTAACTGCCCAAGTTCAAGGCTTTGCAGTAGGTACAGCAGGTACAGACTTTAATATCTCAAGCGTTACAGATATCCATACCTTTAACCTTCCATCAGCTTCGGCAGCCAGCCGCGGGCTTTTAACATCTGCAAACTGGACTAGTGCTTTTGCTTCACAAACTGCTAATACTTTTTATGCATCGCCCAACGGAAGCAGTGGAACTCCATCATTTAGATCAATTGTCGTAGCAGATTTAGCAACTGTAAACGCTAATACTGGCTCTTTTGGCTCGTCTACGGCTGTTCCAGTTATCACGGTAAACGATAAAGGATTAATTACTGCGGTTTCAACTGCAGCGGTTTCTGGCTCTATATCAGTTACTGGCGGGGATTTAACCCTGTCTGGTAATACCGGTACTGCGATTACTAATGCGACATTGGCGACAGTAAACTCTAACGTAGGGTCATTTGGCTCATCAACTGACATTCCTGTTGTAACTGTAAATGCTAAAGGCTTAGTGACGGCTGTTACTACTGCAAGCGTACAGGGCGGGGCGGCTTTAAGTAACGATACGTCAACATCAACTAACT